GGATGCATTTGTGTATTACGGGGCTTATGAGATAGCCAAATGGGTAGACGACGAAAGGGCTATTATTGACGAAGCGTTGATATACTTTTTTATTGGCGGCACTATTGAAATGGCTGAAAATACCTATTTAGGTTATGAGGTGTTTGTAGAACCCGAAAAGACACCTGCGGGAATTATACTAAGCACAACCATTGAAGAAAAAGACAAAATAAGCATTAGAATATCACATATCCCTGAAAATAGCATAGCCAATATTGGCGACCTTGTAACAACGATTGACGGAAACCAATATTGGTTGATATATAATGGTCAACGGTATATTAAGCTAAGGGAAAGTGAAATAGCGGCAGTAAACGGAAATCCTGTTAATGAAAATCTTTTAGTGGAATATATCTACGGCAAGGATGATGAGGAAAGGATGGAAAAGAATCAAGAGATATACAATCATATTGACTTTTGCCGTAAACATGGTTGGCATATAGAGGGTATGGAATTTAAACCCGTTCCCGAACCCAAGACAATAAAAGCTAAAGTTCTAAAAGGGGATATGGAGGGTGAAGAAATTATTGTTAACAGAAATTTTGGCGTAAAGGTAGGAGGTAATAAATGGATAATATCGAAAGAGTCTGTGACATTGATGACCCTAACTACACCATGAATGGTGTCCCTAAAAAGACAGTTAGAAACAATAAAGGACAGTTTGTAAAGGGGTACGCGCCGATAGGGTCAGTTCAACGGTACGTAGGTCACAAAACAAAAAGCACCAAAGAAAAAAAGGAACAGGTAGATATTGAAAGAATAGCTACCATTAAGCGTTTAAGGACAAGGCTAAAGATACTTCGACAAAAGTACGATGAACTATCAGAATATAAATTATCCGGCAATAAAGAACTAATGCAACGTGTCAGGGTGCTACAAAAAGACCCTAAATACTATTGGACAGTTGTTGGACTCCCTGTTCTACAAATATGGAAAAGGGAACAAAAGCTAAACCTTCAGTTAGCAACGGTATTGATTATATGCTCTTACTATCAGATGATATTACGATCTGATTTTGCCTTGTTTAAAGTAAGGGTGTTTGAGGTAAAGATTAAGCAACTTATAGAAATGGGGTTGATGCAATCCGTTGACTTGCCAAAAAAGACCCCTAAAGGAAGACCAAGAAAGGGGTATTTCCTCACACCAAACGGTCACGCAGCTATGGATAGGTTCAAGGTAATTTTTAACGAGAACACGCACTTGTTAAATTTAGATGATGAAATAGCATCTATGAAAAGATTTTCAGGTGCAAGGGCTAAAATAAAGCAGAAAAAGATTAAAAACGCATTGTTATGAAAAAACCCGATTTAAAAGGATTAAGTAAAACGCAAATTGCGTATATTGAGTACCTTGAAGGATGTCTTAACGGGTCATCTGAACTTATTATGGCACTTAACACAGCAAGTAGGGTTTTTGCGGATGACTTAAACTTAATTTGCGATGGTGATGCTGTTGAATGGGTGTCAGAGGGGGATAGTGATGTAGCTAAATCGAGGCTTACACTTTTATCAGCAGATGCCAAAGATAAAACTTTTGAAAGAATTATGGTTTTATTTGATAAATTTGATAAAATAAAGGCGTTGAGTCAACATTTTAAAGGTGGGTTGGCTTCGCAACAAGAGCAATCAAAGGTTAGGTTAAAACCCGGTGGAAACATCTATGAACACGTATTAGAGGAAAGAAAAAATGGCCGTTCAAGAGTTTGAAATTTATGAAGGTTTAATTTATAAAACGCCCGAAATACCTAAAAAGATTAGGGGTGACAAACTTAAAGTAAAAGACCAGTATTGGACAAGGCATACCGAATACGAACAATGGGATTGGAACGATGACCCCAAATTAGGGGCTGTTTGGTGGGATGACCCCGAACCCGGACAGCTTGAGTGGTATTACGACGAAATAGACCGCATCCTTTATGGTGAATGGGTAATGATTGAAGGCCGCCCTACCTATCTTAATCACTTCGCATATTTTTACCATCAGTGGTTCGTCCTCAAGGAAGGCGGTTATCCCGAATACCGTGACACTTCTTTATATTTCCTAAGATTTATTGAATTAGTATTTAATGACCCTAAATGCAGGGGCGGGAATACCATGAAAGGCAGACGTAAGGGTGTATCCTCTATGTGTATGTCTGTTATGCTTCAGTTTGGTGTGGTATTAATGAAAAATACCGAACAGGGTATCACTTCAAAGTCAAACAAGGACGCTGAAAAGATATTTCAATTAATGCTTGTAAACGGTTACGCTAACCTACCCAACTTTTTAAAACCCCGTATTAGTGGTAATGACTTGCCTAAAACCACAATGAATATCATTAAAAAAGCGGGTGGTATCACAAAGGAAAAGGGTATAGGTGCATCAAAAGAAGGTTTAAATAACAAGATTGAATTTCGCGCGCCTGCAAGTAACGTGTTTGACGGTGATGGTTTATGGTTTTTACTACTTGATGAGGCTGCAAAATGGGAAGATGTAAATATCTATGAATACATGGAAATAGCATCCCAAAGTATTGTAGCGGGTAAGAATATAGGGCGAATGATGCTTATTACAACGGTTAACAAAGGTGATAAGGGTGGTGATAACTACAAATTAGTTTGGCGAGAGTCAAGCCAGCTTGTACGTGATGTATTAGGGCAGACACAAAACAAACTATACAGGCAGTTTATTCCCGGTTATATGGGTGGCAGGGATGGTGGATGGATTGATAAATACGGTAATTCTGTATGGGATACACCAACGGAAGAACAAATGGAATGGCTTAAAAACGACCCAAACACCCTTGACCCGACAATGGGGTGTAAGGCTTATTGTGAGTTACAGCGAAAGATAAAAGCCAACGATCCTGAAAAATTACAGGAAGAAATACGGATGTTTCCGTTCAACCCCGAAGAAGTATTTAATACAGCCAACAACCAATGTCATTTTAACATTAAAGAATTAAATGACCAAGAAGAATGGGTAGAAAGCCAATTAAACGGTAAGAAAGAATACGGGCGACAAATGTCGTTTAAAATGGCTTCAAATGGCGAAAAATATCCCGTAGATGACCCGCAAGGGATGTGGTGGATAGATAAACTTATTGATGACAATAATAAATCAGTATTTAAGGGTAGTATAAAATGCCCTGACAATGTGGCTTTCGGGGCTGCGGGTATGGACACTTATGCCAACTCAAGAACATCTGTAGAAAATGGTTCGGATGCTTGTATTATTATTATGTCAAGGTATAGTTATCTTGACCCTGAAAACTCATACGCACCAATAGCTATGTTTTTAGGTCATCCAAAGACTAAAGAAGAATTTCATACACAAGTAGCGTATGGTTTGGAATATTACGGTGTAAAAATGCTTGCGGAACGTTCGCCTACTGATTGGGAAGATTATTTCACAAGCCCATTAAGGCGTTTAGCGTCCCCTTTGGATGCTGAAAAAAAACATGGATATTTGATTGTTACAAAAAGGTACGATGGTTCTGAGGTTTATGGTGCTACCACAACGGGAAAGGAAACGATGGAACAACATTTAACTGTTCAAGTAGAGTATGCTTTAAACAATATGAGGAAAATAAAATTTTTAAGGTTATTGAGGGATATGAAAAAGTTTAACATTCAAGATCGTACAGATTATGACGCTTGTATGGCTTTTGGATACGCTTTAATGGCTTTACAAGCAACTGTAAAAACCACAAACGAAGTGAAACGAAACAATCTTTCTATTATACCTATTTGGAAACCAAGAGAAAAAACGCCACAAACTTCTTTTTATCGAAAAAGTTCTTAATTTTATGAAATTTTTTTAGTATGCAGCCACTTACGCAACTCACGGAAAACCCCCTTTCGCCCGATAAACAGAAAAATACCGAAGATTTTGGATTACGGGTAATACGCAGTTGTTACAATCGTTGGAAAAACGGATACGGTGGTGAAACATACGTTAACCGAATAGCACGTATGTCTAAGAATAGACTATATGCTATGGGTAAACAACCAATGGAACAGTTTCGTGATATGGTTAAGATTGAGGGGATGCCTGTGGTTATAAACCTTGACTACTCACCGCTTGCTGTTGCTGTGCCTCTTTTAAATGCTAAAATAGACAGATACCTACAGCGTGAAGAACGCATAAAGTGTAAGGCTTTTGGCCCAATTAGCCAAAACAAAAAGAAAAAGGACAAGGACGAGGCAAAGTATAAAATGAATTATCGTGCCGCTATCCAAGACCTGCAATCAAAGTCAGGGCTACAGCTTGAACAATTTTCAGACGAAGACCCAACATCGGAACTTGAACTCAATATAAAATTCAAGACAACTTACAAGCAGAAAGAAGAAATAATCATGGAACAGGCAATGAGGCTTGTTTTTGAGCAAAACGAATGGCAGGATGTTATTAAGCCCCGTTTGCTTATGGATGTTTTTTGTGCGGGTTACTCTATAACCAAAACAGAACTTGATGGCAATGGATGGATAAAAACCCCGTGGGTGTCACCTGAAAGTTTTATCACTTCTTATTCAGAATATGACGATTTTAGGGATTGGCAATGGCAGGGACAGCGATTGAGCGTATCTATTACCGAAATCAGGTTAAGATACCCCGGCAAATTTTCAGAACAAGAACTTTGGTCGTTAGCTAACAGATTTAAGGGAAAATACGGAAACGCTACGGAATGGTATTGCGAATGGTCTGATTACTTCAATACAGCCGCAGCACGACCTTATGACGCTGTGAACGTAGAAATAGTTGACTTGTACTACAAAACGCTGTATAACCTTGAATAC